AATTGAATCCCCTCCTCTCCTGGGGAAGTCCTGTTGAAGCGGCCCTTGCTTCTATTGGCCTGAAATATGGTGTGAAGTACCTTGTGGTTGAATATACCGATCCGCCAGAAGGTGTCGCTAAAGAAGATTACGCAATGGCTATTGATGCAGCGGTAGAATCTGCTGGTGTCGCTGCTGCCGGATGGAACGCAGCGGTTGCTATTGGTTCAGCACACCCTGTGATTGGTCTTACCGCAGCAGTTGTTTCAGGTATGGGTTATTGGTATTATCGTGACCACCATTACCGCGAAATGAAAGCAAATACACAATAATAAAATATAGACATAAAAATACCCCGTCCGGTTTACCCAGGCGGGGTTTTCTTTTGGGTAAAACTTTTACCCTTTATCTTTACCTAGTACGAACCCTAGTGTTTCATATGCTTTCTCTAAATCCTCCCAACCATTCTTCGCATAAAATCTTAGTTGGTATTGGAGAGCCTGTTGCAACCAACCTGTTTGGTAACTTGACATCTCAAAATCCGATTCGTCTATCTTGTCAAGTAACGCCTTGATTACTTCTTTGACTTCATATTCTGGCAAAAGTTGATAGTGGTTAGGACGTTTCACCAGATCATTGACTGATTTAGTTTCACCTAGAACTCGTGTCACATTTCCTCCATGTATTCTTCCCAAAGTTTATTGGCTTCAATCTGACAATTGTTTATTGACAGTATCATCCCATATGTAAGATGTCTGTGTGTTTCTTCACTTGTCCATATTGATTTCATTGGTTATCCTCTATAATATATTTCTTCAACTTATCAAACCCACCAATATGAACATCATCTTCAAATACCTGCGGAACAGTCTTCCAACCATTCATCTTGAACATGTCAATCAGGCCCTGATCCATTGTTACGTCTTGGTAGGTATACGGAATATTAAATGATTCTAGTAGTTCTTTTGCACGAGTACAGAAACCACAACGCTCAGTACCATAAATATAGAACACGGTTTATTCCTCCTTATTTTCCCGCAAACAATCCCTGCAAAGACATTCTTCGAGGGATGTGTCCGGATTGATTGTTGAATCCTCGAACATACACCAGCATAGGTTAGATGATTTGCCCGCGTCGATCGCGCAGTACGTTGAGCGCAAGCATTTTGGGCAGGGGTGTGTGGTGATGTTCCTTTGGATTTGGTTCATTATTTCCATACGTTCTGGCATGGTAAAGTTCTTCCAGTTGATTATCTCGGATATTGTACGAGAGCAGCCGATACAAAACTCTCCATCGATCTTACATACTTTAATGCATGGAGTAATTTCATTTTCCATGTCGATCCGTAAATCCCATAATTTGTTCTTCCTCTCTTCGTCGTTGTGCGGCTTCTTCTAAATCATCAAAGTATCCAAGGTGTTTTTGTTTACCATTCTCTTTAATGAAAGCCCTCCACTTTCCACGTTGAGAAGCCCAACTAACGCCACACACCCCAGATAAATTATTCGATTGCTTCTTGCGGTTTTTGCTGTTTATGCCATAAGTCACCAATCTTAGATTGGCTAGTCTGTTATTCTCTCCATTACCATCAATGTGATCGATGTACATGTTATCAGGAATAGATCCAAAATGCATTTCCCATATTATGCGGTGAACATAGAATCTATTTCTCTTATATTGAACCCGTATGTATCTGGTCCTTGCATTTGTTCCTAATAAAGAGGTGCCCGCAAAGGCACCTGTCTCCTTCCAGAACAATGATTCACCATCATAGTAAAATACATCGCTCCATTCATAATCAGTCATCGTTTTCTCCCAATAAGTGCCTTCTACAAGCTTACATGCGTTGATGCATGGGCTTATGTTATCCACAGTGACCACTTCCACAATCGACACATTGGAAACAGCCCTCTACATAAATTACATTCTTACTTCCACAATCGTCGCATTTACCATCCTCAACCCTCTGACCATCCTTGATATATGCTGACAAGAACTTCTTCACTTGGAAGAGGAATGACCCAACGAAGATGTCTTCCATCTGGTCTAGTACCGACACAATATTCACAATGGATACATTGTGACGGAGCAGTAGACTGATAGACCGTGTGAGTTTATTCACGTTATTGTCTGCTGACATCTTCTCTTGGAGTTTTGCGATATGCTCTTCAAGGATACCTTTAAATCGAGCAAGTTCGATAAGGCGTTCTACCGCATCACTCGTCTGAGCAGTTTTCTCTTTGTTGTTTGTTGAACAGAATAGTGCGTATGGCTTCTCCGTGTTGGGGAGATACACCACAGTCATATACCACTTCTTACCATCCGCCCGGAGGGTTTTCATTCGAGCCGGAGCGTCTGAGGGCAGTTTTACGTCTGTCACAATCACACTTTCTTGCTCGTCCGTATCCATTACCCCCTGATTATCTTTTACAATTTCATAGTGCGTAATGTTTCCAGTAATCTCTTTCATTAATCCTCCGTGTCAGAAATTAAAGGGCGGCGAACCGCCCAACAATATCAATCAGAACTTCCCGTAGTAGCCTTCTTTAAGGGCATCATAAAGGTTAGCTGCGGTGTGTTCCTCCCCATCATACATCACAGACTCATTGCCCGCAAGAACAACTTCCTGCCCGCTATCAGTAACGAATTTGTACTGTGTGTTCTTCAGGTTATCCTCCGTCACAAGTACACCTTGGAATGCTTCCGGATTGAACCTGAATGTCGTCGCTCCCTTAAGTCCCTGTTCATAGGCGTACATGTAGATGTCCTTAAACCGTTCAAACTCTGTATCAGTAGGTACGTTGATGGTTTTACTAATACTGGAATCGCACCACTTCTGTGCTGCCGCTTGGATATCTACATGCGAATTAATGTCTACATTCTCCGATGTACTGAACGCTTCCGGTACTTCGTCATTGCCTGTGATTTCTTTGTAAAGAAGCATTTCATAACTAAACACATCAACAGACGCCTTCGATTTCTTACCTTCAGTTACCACGTTTCGAATATAGTGGTGCGAGAATGAAGGTTCGATACCATTTGATGCGTTGTTATTCAGGGAAAGACTGATCGTACCCGTCGGTGCAATTGATGTGTGGTGCGTGAATCGGCACCCGTATTTCATTGCTTCATCCTTTACATCGGGAACCACTCCCCAAATACGCTGCATGTAATTTCCGTCACACCACAGCTCTTTGTTACTCTTGCCTTCGGTGAAGTCTTCAAAGATAGGTGCTGAACCTTTCTCTTTGGCCAGATTGACGCCCTCGACAATCCCCTCTACTGCCATTTCTCGCATAAGTTTTTCTGTGAATTCTACAGATGAAGGACTTCCATAAGTGTCTCCGAGAAGAGAGAGCGCACTACCAAGACCCAGGAAACCCATCCCGTGACGACGTTTATATTTAATTTCTCTCCGCTGACCCTCTAGCGGAAGACCGTTGAGTTCAACTACGTTATCAAGCATCCGCGTAAAAACACGTACAACTTCCCTGTAAGTTTCCCAATCGAAAGAAGCTTCTTTAGTGAAAGGATTCTTTACCATTTTAGCCACGTTGACCGAACCAAGAAGGCACGAACCTTCTGGTGGTAAAGGCTGTTCTCCGCCTCACACTGCAAGTATCAAGTACGTTCTTGCTGTGCGCTGGACTATCGCATCATTCAACTGTCTGAATGCCTCTTCGCTTAGTCTCTCACGCTGGCTTTACCCTTGCGCCCTGTAGGTGTGTACTCACCGTCCAAGTCAATAAGAAGAGGTTTTAAATCCGCACGTTTTAAATGGCTAACGGATTTGTTGCTCGAATTTCTTCACAAAACCAGTTATTGTTATACTGGTTAATCCTGTCGATAAGAAGGAACCCTGGTTCCGAATAGTCAAATGTAGACTTCATGATTGTGTTCCATAGGTCGTGGGCTGGAACTGTCCTATAGACTTGACAAAGGATCATGTCGTCTTCATCTACAACATATCCCATTTTGTTACAATACCCTTTTTCCCAGAAACGCTTCTTCTTGACGAGTTCTCCTTTAACTAAGCTTCGATCAATCTCACTCTGTTGTACAGGAAACACTAGATGGTAATCTGTGTCAGTCTTTACCGCTTCCATAAAATCATCGTCAATCAGCAGCGACATATTAAATTGTCGGAGTCGCCCATCCTCACGCTTAGCTCCAATAAAGTCTTCTACGTCAGGATGCCATACTGCGAAGGTCCCCATTTGGGCACCGCGTCTACCTCCAGCACTGCTGACTGTAAAGCACATACTGTCAAAAATATCCATAAAGGACAGGGGGCCAGATGTATACGCACCTGCCCCACTCACAAAGGAGCCTTTTGGTCGGAGTGTACTAAAATCGTAACCTATCCCCGCTCCCGATTTCAGAGTAAGTCCCGCCTGAAGGTTGCTTTCAAGAACACCTTCCATTGAATCTTCAATAATCTGACTTACGGTGCAGTTGATTAGGCTTGTTGCCGGTTTATATTCCTCTGCACCAGCATTTGACATGATTCGTCCGGCGGGGGTTGCTCCCATTTCAAGAGCCCATTTAAATTTTTCCTCCCAATATTCTTGGTCGGATTCCTCCACCTGTGCGATAGCCTTGGCCACTCGTCGGTTAGTATCTTCAACTGTCTCATCTACCGGATTACCGTGTGAGTCTTTAAGTTGGTACTTCTTCTGCCAAATCTCAAGCGATGTGGGCTGCAATTCCATTAATTATATCTCCTATCTGTCCAATTCAAAATTATCAAGTCACCTAAATATCTTACCATCCAATAACCATCCTTGGCTAATAAACATTCCCTATCAGATCAATCTAATCAATACCTATATCCCATGTACCAATTTTCTTTCGGTGATCCTTTCATCCAATCATACAGTTTCTTGTATTCCCCATCAACATCTTCCCGATTCTTGAACGCATAACAATCCCGCGTATAAAGTCCATTATCATTGTCCCATTCAATAATCGTTGGTTCAAACACCGGATTATGGATCGTGACGGTTACCGCATTGACAAAGGTGAATCGTTCGTTTGCCTCAAGATATGCTTCAAAGATATCCTCAAGACCTTCACTCGGAAGTTCCTTTTCATAAGTCGTTACTGAGTAGTCATTGTCATAAATAATAGTGATTTTGGACATAATGTGTCTCCTGTATTACCTGTGTTCTTTATAGAATCGAGCAAGGAACCGAATCGTATCAACCGCATTATCCTTGCCGGAACCTTCGCTAAGAAGTAGGAATTTAATATCGTCTGGAAGTTCCTCACAGATTGTGTCCCAACATCCAATCCATGCTTCTCGGTACATTTCTACTTGGTCTTCTAACTGTCCAATGTATTCGTCCTGTTCAACAACTGCTCCTTGGAGATGTTCTACAACATCCATTAGGTCAATCATTTTAATATCCTCTGTGGACTATATTGGTTGGATATTCGCTTTTTCCTCTATTACTCTGTCAAAGCCTTCCAACTCACAGGATAAAGTGGTTCGATAATTTCACCCCATTGCTCTGCTAATACTTGTGTCTCTTTCTGTGCGTGCGAATCAATACGTTGTTTATATGCCCGTGCAAACGCTGACAATGATCCTGTCACATAATAGCTTGTCATCATTGATTGTGGAAGAACCATCCTGGCCTGTTCTGGCGCAACATTCTGACTAAGCATAAAGTCATAGACTTCTTTACATTTACTGACTGCTTCTTGGTAATCCGTCTTCACATAACATTCTGTATCCGGATCGATCTCATCACCACTACCCTGTTTTACACTCCCGTCTGGACGGCTTCGCCAAACACTAGGATAGAAGAACTCTGGTTCATCGTCTACATACCTGCGAGAAATCTCGTTATAGGTAAACCCCACCATATGTTTGAACCGTTGTCGTGCCACAAAGATTGGGACAGTCTCCAGCAAAGTAATTTGCGGGTGTGTAAATGGTGTGAAATGATTGTGTTTTGCTAAGTAGTTAATAAGGCGTTCGTCTTTATCATCAAACTCCGATTTGAATTTACTGAACGAAACCCTGGCGGAGTTAACCACAGTAAGATCATTGCCCATGTGGTCTACATATTCTGTTTTCAATTAAAATCCTCCCTTAACAATATCAATCAACTTATCCTTCGGGTCTTTGTGATCAACCCCCTTAAGGATTTTCCGTGTACCCTTCTCTGTCTCACCAAGAATTACATAATACTCCTCAAGGCCATCGATTGCAACCCTTTCCATGTGAACATTTGTATACCGATCATCTCCTTGGTATTGCTCAACAGATTTAACCGCATCCGAATAATTGTCTGGATATTTCGCCAGGTTAGCTTCTGCAACCACATCCATTGCGAGTTCGATTTGCTGTCGGTTCAGTCCTGCCCGATACCCTGCCCCAATTGTGACAACAAGTAGGTCAACGAGGCTGTCCAAAAAGTCTGCTCGATTCTCTTCTGTCCATTTCCCG